GGCCAGAAATCGGCGGAGAGAGAGAGAGAGAGAGAGAGAGAGAGCGCGTATCGTGTTCTCGCGAACGTCGCTCACCGATGGCCGCAGCAAGCGTCAGCAAGCAAGGGCACGCTCGATACTCCGTAGTCAGCAGGACAACCATGACAAAGGCAAATAACATCCTCGACACCGGGGCGTCTTCGATGAAGGCGTTCAAGGACGCAGGCTGGAGGCCGCTCCCAGGCTTTCAATTCCGCTACATCTACTTCATCGACGCTACGGCCAGAGACCGACTCACTGTCCCGATCATTCCGTTTTCAGAGATCGCCCGGCGTGGTGCGGGGATGTATCGCGGCAAACCTCGCGCAGGAAGTGCTGACAGCGGCACGTCGCCCGACCAGGGCGGAAGGGGCGGTGCAACTCCGACCCCTGCGCTTTCATCCCAGGAGGCATCCGATGGGAAAACGCGGCCCGCGTAAACAGCCGACGAAGCTCCGCCTCCTCCGCGGCGACCCGTCGAAGGAAGGCAAACACGCCGACGAGCCGGTCCCGCCGGCCGGGGCCGTCGTCGCCCCGGCGTGGGTGACGGGCAAGGCCCGCGAGAAGTGGGACGAGGTCGTTCCGCAGCTCGAGGCGATGGGCCTGATCACGCCGGCCGACACCGAAGCGATCGGCCGCTACTGTGCGATGTACGAGCAGTGGGTCCGCTACCTCGACCAGATCCGCCGCGGTCTCGACGTGCTCGTGATCCGGGACAAGGACGGCAAGGTGAAATACATGCAGTCGACGCCGGCCGCGACGATGTTCGTAAAGCTGGCACAGTCGATGCTCCGGATCGAGCAGGAGTACGGCCTGACACCGTCGGCCCGGGCCGGCATGGAGGTATCGCGTGGAGAAGTCCGAGACACGCTCCAAGCGTTCATCGAAGGCCGAGCCTAAGAAGGCGACGCCGCGAAAGCCTCGCGGCCCGGCGTGGAAGCGGCGACCCGAGTACGTCGCCGGCTACACGTTCGAGCAGGAGCGGGCCGACCGCGTCGTGAAGTTTGTCCAGCAGTTCGTCACCATGACGAGCGGCCGGAAGTTTGCGGGCAAGCCGATGCAGCTCATGCCGTGGCAGATCCACGACATCATCGAGCCGATCTACGGCTGGGTCGACGACCAGGGCCTCCGCCGCTACCGGCGGGCCGCGATCTTCGTCAGTAAGAAGAACGGAAAGTCGTCGCTCATGGCGGCCCTGGTCCTGTACCACATGCTCGCGGACGGCGAGCCTGGGGCCGCGGTCTACGGGGCGGCCGTCGACCGGATCCAGGCCGGCGTCATCTACCGCTCCGTCGCCGCCAGCGTCCGGGCAAATCCCGAACTTGCCCGGGCCCTCGAGGTGATCGACTCCCGCTCGACGATTGTCCACAAGCCGACGGCCTCGAGGTACACCTGCCTCGCCGCCGACTCCTGGCGGGCGGAAGGCATCGACGCCTCGGCCGTCGTGATCGACGAGCTGCACGCCCACCGGAAGCCGGACCTCGTCCAGGCCTTGACCTACGCGGGAGCCGCTCGAGCCCAGCCGCTCGTCGTGGCGATCTCGACGGCCGGCGAGTCGCGGAACGGGATCGGCTACCAGTGGTATCAGGACGCCCGGCTCGTCCAGGCGAGCCCCGAGGCGAACCCGACCTTCTTCGGGAAGATCTACGAGGCGAAGGAGGACGACGCCCGGGGCGTCGACTCGCCCGAGGTCTGGCGCGACGCGAACCCGTCGCTGGGCGTGACGATCTCGGAGAAGGACTTCGCGAACGACTACGCCGACAGCCTGACAAGCGGGACGAAGAGAACGTCGTTCCTACGCTACCGGCTCGGGATCTGGGCCCAGGCCGACGCCCGCTGGTTCCAGGGCGACGCCTGGGCCCAATGCAACGCCGGCCCCGCCGAGCCGCTCGCCGGCCGGCCGTGCTGGGTCGGCGTCGACCTGGCCTCGAACCTGGACATGACCGCGGCCGCCTTCGTGTTCAAAGAGCGGGACGGCAGCTACGCGGTCGAGTGGAAGTACTGGGTCCCGCGCGAGACCGTGGCCGACCGCGTCCGCGAAGGCATCCCGTACGACACCTGGATCCGCGAGGGCTGGGTGACCGTCACCGACGGCCACCGGCTTGATCACGAGAGCGTCGCCCGCGATCTGATCGCCTACGGCGAGGCCCACGAGATCAAGGCGGTGGGCGTCGACCCGTGGCAGGCCGGGGCCCTGGAGACGCTGCTCCAGCGCGAAGGGATCACGGTCAAGGACATCCCGCAGCGGACGGCGTACCTCAACTCGTCCTGCAAGCTCCTCGAAGCCCTGGTCGTCGAGAAGCGGCTCCGGACCGGCGGGAACCCGGTCGCGACGTGGAACGCGAATAACGTCTGCGTCTACACAGACCCGACGGGCATGATCAAACCCGACAAGGCGAAGTCGAACGAGAAGATCGACGGGATCGCCGCGCTCGTGAACGCCCTGGCCCTCGCGAGCACCGACGAGGACGACGTGGCCGGGAGTCTCGACGACTACCGGATCACGCTGATCTAAGGCGGGTTTTCGGAAGTTGACGGGCGTCGTAGACTTGTGGCGAGAGGAGGGCCAGATGGACACGAAGGAACAACTGCGGCAGCAGTGGGACGAGATGCACGGCCGCCGATGGATTCCGGTTACCGAGCTGGTTCCTGGAGATGACCAGGAGTGCCTGACCGTTGACAGTGAGGGCGTAGTTCGCGTCGCCAGGTTCGATGCCATTGGCTATGAAAACACGCCATCGTTTTACGAGGAGCCAGGATTCACGACGGTGCGCGCGACCCATTGGATGCCGCTGCCCGCGCCGCCGGCGTCCTGATCTGACGGGCCCGCGAACTTCGCCGGAATGGGCCGCCGTCTGACACTTGTGGTTCCCAGGGGATTCCGCGCCCCGGGCCCGCAGGACGCCCCAGATGGCCCGCAAGACGCCCGCCAAGTCCACGCCCCGCCGGCGGGCCCCGCGCCGCACCACGCCCGAGAAGCGGGCCGTCGGATCCGTCTGGAGCCCCGTCGCGTCGTTCGGGTTCGGCACGATCTCGCCGGCCGACATCGGCACGACCGAGGCGATCCGCGTCTCGTCGATCCTGGCCGTCGTCCGGTGGATCGCCCAAGCCGTCGCCGTCATGCCGGTCCAGGTGATGCGGACGCTCCCCGGCGGCCGGAAGGAGGACGCGGACCTCCCTTGTTCGTACACGCTGCGGAAGCGGCCGAACGGCTGGCAGTCGGCCTACGACTTCTACCAGCTCGTCGCCTACTGGACCGCCCTCCACGGGAACGCCTTCGCCCGCGTCATGCCCGGCCCGCGCGGCTTTTGCTCCGAGCTGCGGCCGATGCACCCGTCCCGGGTGAACGTCGTCCGGAACCGCGACTACTCGGTCTCGTACCAGTTCTGGAACGACGCCGGCTCGTGGGAGACGATCCGCGAGCCGGTGATCCACTGGCGGTGGCTCTCGGATAACGGCCTGGTCGGGATGGCTCCCTCCGAGCTCTGCGGCACGTCGATCGCCCTGGCCCGTCAGCTCGACATCGCGGCGACCGCGTTCTGGGCGAACTCTGCGCGGCCCGACATGGTGATGGAGCTCCAGGAGAAGATCCCCGACGAGGCGATGACCGCCCTCCGGGCGCAGCTCCGGGAGATCTACGGCGGGGCTCGGAACCGCGGGTCGATCGCCGTCCTCCCGAAGAAGACCCAGCTCAAGCCGATCGAGTCGAACTCGATGGAGGCGAACCAGTACCAGGAGCTGCGGGACTCGATTCTCCCCGACATCGCCCGGGCCTGGGGCGTCCCGTCGACGCTGGTCGGCGATCACAAGATGGCCCGCTGGTCGAACGTCGAGCAGGAGCACCTGTCGGCGCAGGTCTGGTGCCTCCTGCCCTGGGCCCGCCGCATGGAAGGCCCGCTCGACATGATGCTCCAGCCGGTCTACGGCGAGGACGTATACGCCCGCCTTGATAACCGCGGGATTCTCCGGGCCGACACCGCGAGCCGCGTCCAGCTCTACCAGGCCCTCTTCAACATGGGGGCGCTCAAGCCCCAAGAGCTGCGGGAGATGGAAGACCTCCCGCTCCTCGAGGACCCGGCGGCGGACGAGACGTACATGCAGCTCGGCTTTTCGACGCTGGGCAACGCGGCCGCGCCGGAAGGCGGGGCCGTCGTCGCCGATGGCGAGCCGCCGGTGGACGAGCCGGCCGGCAACGAGCGGGCCCCCGGGGCCGGCGTCCCCGAGGCCGGCGGCTTCCGCGAGGGCCAGTACGTCTACTGGGACGGCGGCGAGGGGACTATCGAGCACCTGATGGTCGACGGCGTCCTCGGCGTCGAGGGCTCGCCGTTCTCGATCACCGCCACCGAGGCGGACCCGGCCGCGAGCCTCCGCGTCTACGAGGACGGGGAGCCGACGGAGTTCACCGTCGGGAAGCGAGTCGCCGAGCTGTCCGCGGATCCGATCGACGAGGAGCCCGAAGCATGACGCAGATCGAACGCCGCTACCTCCTGACGAACGACACGCCCGACGCGATCACGGTCGAGCGTCGCGACGGCGACGCCGAGGCCGTGCTGGTCGGGATCTCGCCCCCGTGGGATTCGCTCTCGGTCGACCTCGGCGGATTCCGCGAGAAGTTCGCCCCGACCGCCTTCGACGGCCTGGTCGACCGCAAGCCGACCGACCCGCGCGGGAAGATCGACGTGCCGTTCCTGTTCAATCACGACCCGAACCACGTCACGGGCCGGACCTCGAACGGCCGCCTCGAGCTCGCGAAGGATGCCCGCGGCCTGGCCTACCGGCACAAGCCGCTACAGACCAGCATGGGCCGCGACCTGATCATGATGGTCGAGGATCGCACGATCACCGGCTCGTCGTTCGCGTTCACGGTCGCCGACGGCGGCGAGAACTGGACCGAGGACGAGCGGGGGAACGTGATTCGCACGGTCCACAAGGCCTCGGGCCTCTACGACATCTCCGCGGTCACGAGCCCGGCTTACCCGTCGAGCTCGATCGCCCCGCGATCCCTCGACGCCTGGCGGCAGGCCCGCGGCATGGTGGCGCACCGGGCCGAGCCGCGCGGTCTGACGATCTCCCTCGACTTCGACGGCACGTTCACCGCGGCCCCGGGCCTCTGGCGGTCGTTCGTCACCGACGCGACCGCCCGCGGGAACCGCGTCGTCTGCATCACCCGCCGGCAGGACACCGAGGCGAACCGGCACGAGCTGCGGCTCGCGTTCGGCGACCTCTACGAGGAGCTCGCCGGCGTCCTCCTGTGCGGGCCGGACACGCAGAAGCGGTCGGCCGCCGAGGCCGCCGGTCTCTCCGTCGACATCTGGATCGACGACTCGCCCGAGAAGATCCCGGCCGCGGCCCCCGAGCCGCGAGCGGTCAAGGTCTCGTCGCTCGCCGGCGTCCGCGCCGCGGCGGCGGCCGCCGTCGCGAGGATGCGGATCCATGCCGGCTAGCTGCTCGAAGTGCGGCGGCCGCTGCCGCGTTGAATCGTCGAAGCGGGCCGGCGACCGCCAGGTCCGCTACGTCGCCTGCCAATGCTGCCGCGCTCGGGGCCGCCAGGTCGTCCCAGCGAACCACGTCTGGAGGAGGGTCAAATGATCACCGCCGTCCCGCTCGCCGCCGCCGACAATAGCCTCGGCCTCCTCGACAAGATCTCCGCGTATGTCGCCACCGCCAGGAACACGACCGCCGACGGCCTGACCTGGGCCGAGTTCGGCGAGCTCATGGTCGGCCTCCTGCGGCTGGTCGTGACGATCCTCGACACGGTCTCGACCATGACCGGCGAGCAGAAGAAGGCCCTCGCCCTCCAGTCGGTCGGCGACCTCTTCGACGCGGTGGCCGACCGGGCCGTCCCGCTCGTGGCCCTGCCGGTCTGGGTCGTCGCCCGGCCCGCCGTGCGGTCCCTCGTCCTGGCCCTGGCATCCGGGGCGATCGAGCAACTCCTCTGGCTCGTGAGGCGGTGAC